ATACAGGTTTATACAGGTTTATACAGGTTTATACAGGTTTATACAGGTTTATACAGGTTTATACAGGTTTATACAGGTTTATACAGGTTTATACAGGTTTATACAGGTTTATACAGGTTTATATTTACATTTTTTTATTCTTTTTTAACAATTTAATTAATTCATCTTTTAAGATTTTATTTTTAGATTTAATTTTAGAACCTCCTGAAAGAAGTCTATCAAATTTAATTTCATTATAAATATTTTGTATAAATTTATTAAGACATTCAACAAAATCTTCTACTTTTTTTTTATTAATAATATCATTTAATATTTTATCATTTAAATTAGAAGATAATGATAATTTACCATTATTTTCTTTTTTTACTAATTTTATTATATTTGAAGTATTGGATTTAGTTATATTTAAATAAATAGTATCGCTTAATTTAGAATAATCTATTATTAATTCTACTTTTGGATTAGAATTAGAATAAAAATAAGTAGATAAATCTAATTTTATTTTTTCATTATTTTCATCATGTGATGAATGAAATTTTTTATTTGTATTTCTATTTCTATTATATTCAGCACCAAATAAACATTTTTCTAAATCATATTTAATATTAAATCTTAATGAACTATATAATAATATCAATGCAATTTTATCATGAGAATTATTTGAATCTCTATTCAAATTATCAAAAACTATACCTTGACTCTTTAATATTTCTTTTGATTTACTTACAAATTCATCTAATAAATTTAATACTTTTGAAATTAATTTAAAATTTTTATTAAATTCAGATTTATTTATCCTTTTATTTTTTAATTTTATTTTTTGTATTAATGATATTTTCGCAGTTTTCGATGCTTGAGTATTATAACTAATTTTTTCACCATAATAAATAATTTTCATATTACCATCTTCTTTTATTATTAATTTAAAATTTTTTTTGTTTTTATTTTTTTCTTGATTATTATCTTGATTATTATTCTGATTTATATTATCATGTAAATATTCTTTAAAATCTAATATCATATCATTATCTTTTTGACTTAAAAATATTTTTTTTTGTGAATTTTTTTCTAAATGTTTTTGTAAATAATATTTTTAATTTAAATTTAATGAATAATTCATAAAAAATGATATAAATTTCTTCTTTAAAATTGAAGTTAAAAGTTTTTTTTGTTCTAATGTTAGATTATTTAATATTTCTTTGAATTTTTTTTCATCTTCAATTTTATTTCTATAGAGTTTACTTTTAATTTCTTCAAGTTCTTTCAACATTTTTGTTTGCGATGCTTTTTGTAACCCATACATAGTTAAGACCGTACCCTTAATATCCCAAGATGCCCAACTAATAAAAAATAGCAAAAAATAATAACTATAATACCACATTTATATATATAAAATATTAATTTTCTATAAATATAGGTAATATATTTAGTAATTCATTAGAATTTAAAGCATTATTTTCAAAGTATAATTCCATAAATTGACTTGTTTTTTCATTATTTAATGAATCTAATATTTTATTATATAAAATTCTTAATTCTTCATTTGTTTTATTAAATCCCGCATATTTAATGATTAATAAATGGTTTTCAATTAAATATTTTTTTTCTTTTAAATCAATCAATGTATAATTTAATTTATAATTTCCTACTCCATATCCGCGATTAATAAGTATGCACATATCATTGATTCCTTCTTTATTTATATAATTTTTTTTTACTTCATTTTTAAATTTTTTAATAACTAATTCATTATTTTCTATATTTCCACTATAAATTAATAGTGTTTTTGATTCATCTTCCGTTAATATTGATTTATTTTCATTCCAAATAACATTTCCTACATTTATTTTAAAATTTAATTTATTTAAGTTTGTAGAATCTTGTAGAATTTTATTTAATTTTATTATTTTTTCTGGTTCATTAAAAATAATATATGAATTTACATTTAATACAAATAGATTTTGATTTTTTGATTTATTTGGTTTTTGATTGTGAATAGTTAATATAAAAACATCTTGTTTTGTATTTAAAAATTTACTATGCTTAATAAATTTCAAATCTACTATGCTATAATTATTAATTATATACTTTCTAGCATTATCATAATAAATACAATTCATAAAATTATTTGGCAATACAAAACATAATAATCCATTTGGATTTAATTTTTTTAAAGAATCAATTAGAAATAATACAAATATATTTGGACGACCATCAAAATATTTATAATACTTTTCATCTACTTTATTTTTATTTAAAACATAATATGGTGGATTTCCAATAATTAAATCATATTTTTTTATTAATTTATTAGTATTATTAGTATTATTAGTATTATTAGTATTATAATCATTCATTTTAAAAAAATCAAGATGATTTAAATACAATTGATTGTTTTTAATTTTAACATCTTTAATTTTATTATAAATTTCGAGATTATTTTCAATTGCATAAATATTTTTATCTTTAAAATAATCATCTAAACTTAAAACAAATTCACATGAACCACAACAAGGTTCTAATATATCATTAATCAAAATATTATGACTTGTTTCTAATATTTTTATTTTTTGTAGGCATAATTTTACAATATCTTGAGGTGTAAAATAAATTCCATTATTTTTTAGTATATGTATTGGTAAATTTTTTGTTATTTCATAACTTAACAATGAAAATTGTTTATTTTCATTAAGTTCCATCTTAATAAATAATATAAAATTATTTTTAAATAATAAAGTATCTATTTTTTTTAAATTTTTTCAAAAAAAAACCATGTTTTATTATCTTTTTTATTTAATTGATAATATCTTAAAGTAATTTCAATATTATTACATAAAACATCAATTTTAAATTTTTTATTTTTTAAATCATATAAATCTAATTTTTTTCGTATGCTTAATAATTCTGGTTTTTGATAAAAACTACATGCGCGACCTGTATATTGTGCTCTTTTTGAAGCTTCTAATTTTTGAGTTAATATTTTTTCTTCTTTTGTTTTATCAATAATTTTAAATTTTCTTTCATTTTTATTTTTTAAATATTCATAAACACCATATACTATATTAAAATTTGAATATTTAATAATATTTTTTAAGTGTATTTTTCGAATAACTAATATATTATTTTTGACTTCTTCTGATGCTTTTTGAATATTTATTTTTTTTAAATTTATAGAATTTATTTTTTCTTTTTTATTAATAAAATCAAATACATATATTTCATTGAAACTAATAAAACCAACAAATTTATTTAAATCTATTTTAGATTTTTCATAATCAATATCCTGATAATAATTAATAAATGTATTATTTTTTTTATAATATTCAATTATGTTTTTTAAATATTTTTTATTTTGATTTGATTGATCATCATAATAATTAGTTAATAATTCCTTTATAAATAAATGTTCATTTTTATGAGTTAATAAATCTAATATACAACCAATAACTGCTTCTATATAATTTTTATCTAATTCTATATTTTTATTTGATTTATTTGATTTATTTGATTTATTTGATATTTCCGAATGTATATTTATATTTAATTTTATTTTATTTATTATTTCATCATATATATTTGCATTAATATTAAATATATTTATTTCTTCTTTTTCTGGATAATCATATTTTAATCCTTCAAGAGAAACATATTTAGGTTTTTTACTTAATGGATTTGTTCTATAAATTATAGGTAAATCAGTTCTTTCTAAATCTAATGGTTGATAAATATAATAATCACCACTATAAATGATATAACCTTTTATATCAAATTCATTTAAAATAATTTCATTTTTATTATTTACAAAATCGCCTAATCCATTCATAATAAATTCTTCATTCATTGTTGGATATACTTTTCTTATTTCGTCAATTATATTATCTAAATGATATTCATTATTTTTTCTATACATTTCAATAATTATTTTTTTACATTTTTGTTTATCTGTTTCACCAAATGAATTAAAATTAAATGTATCATTATTAATTGGATATTTTAATTTAGGATTAGGAGTCCAATTACATTTATAATCACAATCATCAAAATAATCACACATTGATGATTTTTTTTTATCTCCAATATTTATATTTAATATTTTTCCGGAAGACGTTATTTGTTTTACATTTTTATTTGTAATAATAACATTATTTTTTTTGAAAAAATTACAATCTACACTTGATTCTTTCATAATTCTATTTATTTTTTTTATTAATATATCTTTATTTTCTGCAATTCTATAATTTCTTAGGTCAATTGATTCTGTTTCGTTTAATTTTGTGCTTTTATGTGAATTCATTAATGCCGCATATTGAAAGATTTCAACATTTCTTTCTTCTGGTAATAAATCTTCATGTGATTTTTTTCGAATAGCCCTACCAATAATTTGTGAATGTTTTGATAAGTTATACCATGGGTCTATAATATGAACTTGTCTAATTCTTTTAAAATCTAATCCTTCACTAACGGCTTTTGTTCCTATAAATATTTTTACTTCTTCTCCATATTTATTATTAGGACTTGAGAATTTATTTAATGCTTCATCTTTCGTAATTTTTATTAACTCTTTAGCATCAGGATAATATAATAAATATTTAGCACGTTTAAAAATATGAAATCCTTTGGCATTTTCATCGTTATGAATATTATCTTTTATATTTTTACTACATAAATAACAAATAGGCTCTCTTTTACCACCTCCTTTTACTTTATTTGGACTATATTCTAATAAATTATCTTCACCTTCAATTCTATCTCTTGTAAATCCATTTTGTTCTAAGACTAATGCTAATGGTAAAACACCTTGATCAACTAAATTTGAATATAAAAATATTAATCCTTTTGATTCTTTGATTTTTTTTATTATAAAATCATATTTTATTGAATAATCTTTTAAATATTTTTCATCGCAAAATGGAGTTTCATTAATTGTATCTTTATCAAAAATAGCATGTTTTTGAAATTGAAATTTAACTTTTTTCTTTGAACCAGCATATTTAATATTTTTATAAAAACCTGCCTTTCCATTATCTTTTGAATAATTTATTGATTCACTTCCGAAATTTCCAATTTGAGATATTTTTTTTTTATCTAAAATTGGATATACAATATTCGATATTTGTGTTAAATCAAAATGATATATATTTTTTTTGTTTAAATCTTTATTATGATTATTGTAATTATTAGAATTATTGTAATTATTAAATTCATTTTCTATATTTTCTTCATTGAAATCTTCTAATTTTTCTCTACTTAATTTTTTATTTTTCTTTTTATCATTATAATAATATATATATGTGTTATTTTGTACATTATTCATTTTTAAAGATATAATTTTTGTATATGTTATTTTTTTTTTATTTAAAGGTTCTCCATTAAAATCATATTTTATATTTGGAATAGTTCCTTCATGAGCATCAATTCTAAATGGAAATATAAATGGTTTTTCTGCTCTAATATAACTAATATATCCTGTTAAATATTTTTTTAATAATTCTTCAGCACCTTTTTTTAATGAATCGTCTTTTATATTGAAAATATCTGCTTTATTAATTTTTTTTCTATTATCATTTTCTAATAGTAAATTTAAATAAAATATAATTTCGTCAGCGCGGTCAAACATTGGTGTAGCACTCATTAATACTAATTTTATATTTTTAGCATACTTTATTATTGATTGTAAAATAGATTGAATGGTTTTTTCTAGTTTTAATTTTTTAGCTGTTTTAATATTTTGAATTTCATCAATTATAATAACTCTGTCGTCAAATTCTTTTGAAATATATTTTTTTATGTCTTCTGTTATATTTTTTTCATTTCCATCCCAATTATTTGTTTTTTTCATAATATCATTCGCAAATTTAATATAACCTGTAAATTCATAATAAGCTTTTATTTTTTTTGAAACTTCTTTCATTCTTTGATTTTTAGTTAAATATATACTTGATGGTCCCAAATCATAAGATTTACCAGTACATTGAAAATTAATATTTTGAAATTGCTTACTTAATTTTTCTTTGGAAAAATCATATATTTCTTTTTTAAAATTATCTTTTAAATTTGATAAAATTAATACTTTTTTATTTATGTTCATCAATGTTTTTTTAAAACCTTCAGCAATAGATATTGCACTGCATGTTTTTCCGACACCTGTTCCATGAAAAATTAATATACCATTGTAAGGAGTTTCAGGATTAATATAATTTTTTAATAATACTTGATGAGAATCTAGTTCAAAATCTTTTATTTTTTTCTTTTTTTTATTTAATTTATTTATTTCTAATAAATTAGAAATTTTATTATTTTTATTTTTATTTTTATATTTTTCATTATATTCTTGATATTCATTTGAATCGAAATCTATGTTATCAGTAATTTCATTTAACCTAAATTCTCTTTTTAAATAAATATCTTCATTAAATTTTGGACTATTAATTTCTGGATAAAACATAAAATTTTCCTCATATTTTAAGGACATCTACTTATTTATTAGAAAAAAATAAAATTAAAAATAATTTATTTAAAATGACAAAATTTTATTATTTTACAAAATTTTATTATTTTACAAAATTTTACAAAATTTTATTATTTTACAAAATTTTACAAAATTTTAATATAAAATCAAATTATGAATATTACATTAATAATAAAATATGAATAATAATCAAAATATAAGTTTTAATCAAATAAATAATTATCAAAATCATAAAATAAATGATTTTCATAATCATAAAATAAATGATTTTCATAAAAATATTGATATTCCTTATTGTATAAATTGTGGTAAAAAAGGTCATATATTTAAAAAATGTTTATTTCCTATTATTAGTCTTGGAATTATTTGTATTAATATTCATAATTATAAAATTAATTTGAACGAAATATTAAGTTATTCAAAAAAAATACAAAATAATTATTTATTTTCATTAGAAGAAATTAATAAATTAAAAATATTAAAAAAAAATATATTAAATATTAATTTAAATAACTTTGAAAAAGACATTCAATATTTAATGATTCGACGTAAGCATAGTTTAAATTATATTGAATTTATACGTGGAAAATATGATTTTAATAATATTGAATATTTAGAAAATATTATTAATTTAATGAGTATTGAAGAAAAAAATAAAGTATTAAATAATGATTTTAGTACTTTATGGAAGGAATTATGGAATGATTCTAAAAAAAATTCAAATGAATATAGAGATTCTGAATATAAATTTAATTTATTGAAAAATGGAACATTAATTAAAAAAAATGATATTAATTTTAAAACTTCATTAGACTATTTAATTAAAAATAGTTTTATTCATTTTGAAGAACCTGAATGGGGTTTTCCTAAAGGAAGACGAAATGCTAAAGAAAAGAATATTGATTGTGCGCGTCGTGAATTTGAAGAAGAAACAAATTTAAAAAATGATAATTATGTTATTTTAAACATGAGTCCATTAGAAGAAACATATTTATCAACTAATTCAAGTAAATATAAACATATTTATTATATTGGTCAAATAAAAAATAATATTAAATTAATAGTTGATAATGATAATATTCATATGAATACTGAAATTGGAGATATTGGATGGTATAATATTGATGAAGCATTGTTAAAAATAAGAGATTATAATATTGATAAAAAAAGTAAATTATTATATTTACATAAAATGATTAAAAATACATTGGAGAATTTTTTGAGTATATTAAATGATTTTTTACAATTTTTGTAGTTATATTTATACTAATATTTATTTATATACTAATAATAGATATTTAATGATTGAATCTAATACTTATTATTTTAAAGAAAGTTTAAAATATGATAATTTTATTAAATCTTTAGCAGATGAATATGATTTAATTACTTTTTATTATAATAGATTTATCAATAGAAAAATTCATCCTATTCATAATACTTTGAATTTAAATTTACTTGGTTATGATGAAACTTATTTTATAGATTTATTGAGTGATTTCCCTGTTAAAAAAAATATTAAATTAATTAAATTAATCAGGAATAAAAGCTATCATGTTTTGCAAAAATATAAAGGAAACAAATCTATATTATTATTAAATTCATTAAATAAAGTTTTGAAAAAAAATAATAATGTTAAAAGTTCTTATATTGATATTTCAAAATTAAGCAAAAGTAAAGCAACAAATTCAGAATTATTTGATGTTTTATTTATTTTAGAATATGATATTATTTTGAAACAAAAAAATAATAGAAATAATGAAGTAAGCTTATTTCAAAAAAGATTATTAGTACTTAAAGAAAATTTAGAATTGTTAAAAAAAGGTGGTTCTTTATATCTAGAATATTTTAACTGTTCATTGGAAAAAAGTTTAAATTTGATGGTAATAGTAAGTTCATATTTTAAATCTTATAAATTTATAAGTTCTCAATTAAGTAAAAATACATTAGAAGGAGGATTTTATGTATTAGAAGGTTTTAAAGGATTGAAAGATGACATTTTTGAATATGTTTTATTGGAATCAAATAAAATTAAAAATGATAAATTTGTTTTGTTTATTGATAAAATACAAAAAAATAAATATAATAATTATAATTTATTTTTGAAAAAATGTAATTATGTTAAAAACAGTTTAAAAAGAAAAGGAATGAATTATTTTATTAATTATCAAATATCATTAGGTGTTGATTGGTGTAATGAAAATAATCTTTCTATTAATAATTATTATAAAAAAAAATTGAAAAGAGAAACAACTATTCATTTTTTGAAAAAAATATTTTATCCTATAGAAAAATTAAATTATAAAAAATTAGAATTATATTATGATTCATTTTATAGTGTAACATATGTTAAAGATTATAATGAAAC